CAGATGAGGGCTGGTATTCGTAGTGGAGTACCCTATATAGGAAGTATTACTTCTTTAGATTTTGCTTTATATACAGGAAATGCAGAGCGTATGCGTATCACATCAGCAGGAAATATTGGTATAGGCACTTCGACACCTGATACAAAACTTAGAGTAGAAGGTGATGTAAAAGTTGTCAGTAGTGTAGGTGGTAAGTTACATTTAAGAAGTTCAGATACTGACATAGTAAGTGGTGATTTCATTGGTAATCTATATTTTGAAGGTGTAGATGCAGGTGGGGCATCAGATAGTGTTGGTGCAGTAATACACGCAATAGCTACAGATACTTGGACATCTACAGTTGCATCTACAAAACTTCAAGTTAAAATAAGAAATGCAAACACACTTGCTACTGCATTAGAAATAGCACCTACAAAAGATGTTACATTTAATGGTTCAGTAGGAATCGGAACGACTTCGCCTGGTGCTAAACTTGATATTTCAGCAGGGACAAATCTAAATGCAGGTTTTAATCAATTAAGTTTAGATAATTTCTCAAATGAAGGTATTGGGATAACATTTTCACGAACAACAAGTGATGCTGACTTAATGGCTTTAGGTGTTATTGATGGTGATAAACTTGGTTTATTTTCAAGAAGTGGGCTTATATTTACAACTGGTGGTACAAATGCTTATGGTCAAACGGAAGAACGTGTACGTATCGACACAAATGGTAATTTTCTTGTAGGTATAACCTCTCCTTTAGGTGGTGCTACTGACGACTTTATGACTGTTAAAAACAATAATGGTTCTAGGGGTGGTATTCGTATTGGTAATTCAGATGGTTCAGTTGCTACAACCTGTATGAGATTTGAAAATTCTAATGGTGTAGTAGGTTCAATAGTTACAAGTGCCTCTGCAACTGCATTTAATACTGTGTCTGATTACAGATTAAAAGAAGATTTACAAGATTTTAATGCTTTAGAGATTGCATCTAAAATTAAGATGTATGACTTTAAATGGAAAGAAAATGATAGTAGAAGTTATGGTGTAATGGCACACGAACTTGAAGAAGTTTTACCACAAGCAGTTACTGGTGAAAAAGATGGTGAAGAAATGCAATCAGTAGATTACAGTAAGTTAGTACCTATCTTATTAAAGTCAATACAAGAACTGAAAGCAGAGATAGACGAATTGAAAAAAAATAAATAGTATATTTGTATAAATTAAATTAAAAAATTATGGCAAAAGCAAAAAACACTTACACTTGGAATTGCAGAACAGTAGACTGCTACCCTACTTTTGAAGATAATGCAGATGTAGTTTACAATGTGCATTGGAGATTAAACTGTACTTCTGACAAAGTTGATGCCGAAGGTAATCCATACGTAGCATCTGTATATGGAACACAAGCAATATCTACAGAAGATATTAAAGACTTCATTCCATTTGCAGATTTAAGCAATGCTACAGTTAGTGGTTGGGTAGAATCTACAATGGGTGAAGAAGAAGTTGCTGAATTAAAAAGCAACTTAGATGCTAACATTGAATCTCAGATCAATCCTACTTCAGTTACACTACAAATTGAAAGTGATAGTGTAGAAGCACCTGAAGAAGAATCATCAGAAGAAAAATCTGAATAAAAATAATTATACATTTCTTTATTTAAATTTGTAGTATTATTTGTTTAACAATAAAATTATAATACTATGCCTAGCACTGGACTTATGAATGGAACCCTTCTTGTACTTCAGATCAGTACAGATGGTAGTTCATTTACAAATCTCGGACATTCTACAAGCTCGTCTCTATCTTTTAATTTAGATACGCCAGAAGCGACAAGCAAAGATAGTGGTGGATACAGAGAGGTTATTGCAGGTGCAAGATCAATCGATATTAATTTCGATTCTTTTGTTTCCTATGATGATACTGTAGATGTTGATACTATGATAGGACACGCAAATAATAGAACAAAAATCCACGCAAGATTCGGTACTGCTGTAAGTGGTGATACTACTTATGCAGTTCAAGGATTTATTAGTTCTATTGATTACACAGCAGATGCAGAAGCACCTATTACTTTCTCAGGTACTTTTACTTCTACTGGTGCAGTTTCTATAGGTACTAACTAATAATTTTTATATTAGAATTATTAATGTTAGTTTTACTTAATGAATAGTAAAAGAGGTTACATAAATATAGAGATTGGAGGGAAAGAAAGAACCCTCCATTTCTCTATGAATTTTTGGTGTCACTTTACAGAAACTCTTGGCATCGGTCTTAACGATTTAGAAAAATACTTCACAGCAGACAACTTAAATATATCATCAATTAGAGCATTGATATATTCAGGTTTAATTGCGTATGATCAGGAAGAAAAGAATCCTATTGATTACACAATATATGATGTTGGTTCTTGGTTAGAAGACTTCGGTGCAGAACAACTACAAAAGGTGATGACTGCACTTACTGAATCTAGGATACTTGGAAACGATCTTAATATGGGAATACCAAGAGTATCTAAGGAAGAAGTAAAAAAAAAGTAGATACTGATATTTGGGAAGACATCTTAGACTTCTACATTGGTCAATGTGGAATACACCCTGATACTTTTTGGAAAAATACATTTGCAGAGAATACTAGAATGTCGGAGGCATTTCAGATACATCAAAACCTAGAATGGGAAAGATTGCGTTATATATCAGCTATGCTAGTAAATGTAAACGCAACTAAAGCATCACAAAGAATACAACCAAAAAAATTATTTAAACTACCACAAGATAATGCAGTTAAAAAGAAAGTCTCCAAACCTTTAACAAAAGAAGAATTAGATAATGTTTTGAAAGATTGGGATAAGACTATGAAGGAAGGTAAAATATCTAAGATGTAAAATATTTATATTTGTTACTAAATTCTAATTTATGGCTACAGAAAAATTAAGGTTTGAGTTTGATGGTGATGCTTCAAAGTTTAAACAAGCGATACAACAAAGTAACAAAAGCGTTAATAACTTTGGTTCAAATCTAACAAAGATAGGTGGTATAATAGCAGGTGCTTTTGCGATAGATAAAATAATAGAGTTTGGTGGTGCGATTATAGAAACCACATCAGAATTTGAAAAATTTGAAGCAGTATTAACAAATACTTTAGGTAGCAAGTCACAAGCACAAAAAGCATTAAAACTTATTAAAGATTTTGCTACAGAAACACCTTTCAGTGTAGTAGAATTAACAGATAGTTTTGTTCGTTTAGCTAATCAAGGTTTTAAACCTACAAGAGAACAGATGAGAAAACTTGGTGATGTTGCATCTTCTACTGGTAAAGATTTCTTGCAATTATCTGAAGCTATCATTGATGCACAAGTAGGAGAGTTTGAAAGACTTAAAGATTTTGGTATAAGAGCAAGTAAAGAAGGTGATAGGGTAACATTTACTTTTAAAGAAGTAGAGACACAAGTTGATTTTACAGCTAGTTCAATTAGAGATTACATTGTAGGTTTGGGTGATATAGAAGGCGTATCAGGATCAGCAGATGCAATATCTCAAACACTTGGTGGTTCTATAAATAATTTAGGAGATACATTTGATGGATTAAAAGATGCACTAGGTAAAGAATTAAAACCAGTTCTAACTGACGTTATAAGTTTAATGTCTAACCTTTTAGAAACTACTACTGAGTTTATAAAAAGTGGTGGGATACAAAGTTTTTTTGGAAAATTGTTCAATGCTATAAGACCAGCTTCAGGTGCGTTACTACAAGCTGAGGGTATTGCAAAAAACACAAGAAATGAATTAGAAAAATTAGCAGATACAGAATTAGACATTGATCCACCTAAAATAAAATTTGATACGCTAAAAGAATTCAACAAACAATTTGGAACGTCATTTAAATCATTATCAGACATAACTAATCAAGTGCAGTTTGATATTTTTTTAGCTAATGATACTGCTAATATGTTAGCACCGACGATGAGAGGAGTTGCAGAAGGTTTTGATATTGCTTCACTTAAAACTAGAGAATATCTCACAACTGTACAAGAAACAAATAATGCACAAAAACAATTTGCACTTGTGTCTAATCTAGTAACTACTGGAATGAATATTATGTTTGATGCGTTATCACAGCCTGATGCGTTTGCTTCTTTCATAAAAGGTATAAAAACAGTAATTGTTCAGTTGTTGAAACAACTTGCAATTATGACTGCTATATCTGCTATTTTTGCTTTAGTTACCGGTAAAAGTTTTGTTGATGTTTTTAAATCAGTATCAGGATTAGGTAAACCAACTGAAGGATTCAGTTTATTTGCAAAAGGTGGAATAGTGACTGCACCAACTATGGGTATTGTAGGTGAGGGTGGACAATCAGAAGCTATTATACCATTGAATAGATTACCACAAATGATTGGTGCTATAGGTGGTAATCAGAAAGGTGAGTTTACACTCAGAGGTCAAGATTTAATATTAGCACTTGAAAGAGCAGGAGATTTTAGATCAAGAATAACTGGTTAGATATGGCTTACGGAGAATTATATAGAGTTAATTTCTTTGATACAGATGAAAATAAATTTTTACTGCAAATTTTTGAAGATGGATATAGTGGTTTAGTTTCCGATAATTTAATACTTGGTGCTGATCCAGTTGTTGTTTCTTATCAACAAGATGATGATTTTTTTAATCCTATAATTGGAAGTTCTTGTAAGTTACAGTTTTATGTTGATGAATCTACTGGAGGAGGTGCTTGGGATCAAGAGAATACAAACTGGAATCTTGCAAATTTTTTATGGAACGCAGAAGGTAGTATAAATTTTCTTGAACCAGTAAACGACAGACAATTTAAAGTTGTTATATCATCAAGAAACGCTACAGGAACAACTACATCAACAAGTTCTATTAGTGTTTTGAAAGATTCCTCTGCTACTTTTACATCTAAAGTAAAAGTAGGTGATATTGTGATAAACGAAAATGACAATACATCAGCTTCAGTTACTGCTGTAACCGATAATAATACTTTGGTATTAAGTGCAGATATATTTACTTCAGGCACTACAACTGGCAAAACATATTCTGTATATAGAAAATATTGGACTGGTTTTATAGTTCAAGATTCCTTCAATCTACCATTACAAGATTTCCCATTCCTAATAGAAGCGTATGCTTCTGATTTGATAGGAACTATTGATGGATATAAATATGAATTATCAACAACAAGACCTACTGTACAACAAGCACTAACTGAATGTTTAAGACAAATCAATCTTGAAAATGGTCAAGGTGATAGTGGTAAGTCTTTAGATTTTACATATAAATATTTATGTAGAATAAGACAAGAACAAGCAGATGGATCAACTACAACTAAAGGTAATCCATTTGCACAGACACACATCAATGATGTTCAAGCCTTTAAAGATCAAAATGGAAATAACCTTGATTGCAAATTTATTTTAAACAGTATATTAATTATGTTTAATTGCAGAATATTTCAACACGAAAACACTTGGACTATAATATCTAATGATGCACTTTCCTTAACTGCATTTGATCAAGACTATTCAACATCAAATCCATCACAATTTAAGACCTATGATAAAACTGGTGGTTCTGAATCAACACTATCATTTACTACATCACAGTTAATTAAAAATATAAATAGTACAGAAAACGCAGATACATTACAACCATTAAATAGAGATTTAATGAAGAGCATAAGAAGACCTGCAATTAGAAATAGAGTAAATATTAGAATAAAGGAAACAAAAAAAGATGTAGTTGTAAATGGTAATTTTGAAAGCACCTCAGCACCTAGTGGATCAATTCCATCTGATGCTTATGCTATCAATACTTGGACAATTACAAATACTGCAAACACCTTTGCTGTAGATGCAAATACAGCAACATTTGGTATAACACCATATCAAGGATCAAAGTCAATGATTAATATTGGTAACGATTCAACTGGTGGTGATTCAAATATTATTGCATCAAATAACTCTGTAAGTATTAGCAATACTTTTGATGATTTAAAATTTAGTTTTGCTGTTTTTGCAGATCAACCTGCAACTTACGATGGTAATTTATTAGATTACTTCTTTTATTTTAAAGTATATATAACACCTAGTGGTGGTGGTAGTACAAGATATTGGAGTATAATTGATAACGAATGGAAAACAGCTTCATCAACAATAAACAATATCAGAGATTCAGTTGCGAATGAATGGGTAAGACACGACTTTACATTTACCCCTGCACCAATATCAGGTACATTGACAATAGAATTTTATGAGCCTGAAGAAGCTAATTTTCCTTCAGGCACAAGTTTTAGATTTTATATAGACCAAGTAGAAGTTAAAACCACAACACCTTTAGAATTTTATTCTACTTTAGTCAATATTACAAATACAGATTTCAGAACTAATAGTGGTGTTATACCACCAGTAGATGTAAGATTTGGACAGATAGAAGATGCAGGTTATACTAATTGTTTAGTAAATTCTTCAGGATCACCCATAACATCTTATCAACATTTTGATTTAGTGTACTCAGAAGATTTAGAAAAATTAATGTGTAGATTAAGACTTTCTGATGTAAGTACAAATAATGGAAGATATGAAGGTACATTTAGAAAAATAAAAGATAGTGATAATTTATTGACACCAATAGATATGTTAACATTCCCAAAAATGAATTTTACAACGCTATCAGAAAACACAGATAAAATGGCTATTGATAATTTAGAATATAATATGGCTAAGAATAGAATAAAACTTAGAACACACACACCTAGTCAAACAAATTTAACTGCATTTAGTGATGTATCTGTAAATAGAGGATACTTTGATTCAAGACCTGAAGATAGTGCTGATCCATTATTACAGTACGCTTATTTCAGAAATGGTTAAGATTTTTTCTCTAAATGTTTTAAAGATTTACATTCTTCATTTAATAATTCCTTGAACTGGTTTACTTCTTCTTTAAACTGTTCAATGATTTTTCTTCTTTGCTCTAAGTCGTGCATAGAATTAGAACACGAATCAAGGAAATTATTTTTCAGAAATTCATATAAACTCATACAAAAAGTATTAGTGACACATATAATGTTCCAAATAACATTATTAAAAATAAGAAACTTTCTATAACTTTTTTCATTTTACTTTAATTTACAAAATTTACATACACCATTTTTTCTTGGTACTACTCTATAACAACATTCCCTAGTACATAAATAAACGTCTAGGAAATGTTTTACCAACTGTCTAATAATCTTCTTCATATTCATCTAATAAATCTTTAGCTTCGTTATATACTGATTCGGAAACAATGTGTGTCATATCGCAAGGATCATTTAACATAACTGTTTCACCATCTTCAGTAGTGTAATCTAACATAGTAATTGTTAAATTGTTTCTATCTCGTGTAACCTCAAATGTAAAGATGTCGTGTTCAAATGTCATTGCTTCTTACCTATTAATTCTTCAATCTCATCTGCTAACTCTTTCATAGACTTTAAGGTAGTCATTATAGAACTTTGTTCTATCTTATCCTTCAATGGTGTGTTAAGGAACTCTACACGCTTTTTAACACGCTTCTTACGAGCTTTCTCTTGTGCCTTATGGTAACTATCGTTTTTCATAATTAATCGTTTAGAATTGATTTATACCTTCCTTGTTTTGATTTAAAGTCGTTATAATCTTCAACTTTCCAATTAAACCATTGTACAACTTCTTTTTTAGTCATTACTGGAAAATCTTCAATATCTTCGTTATTTTGAATCAACCAACTTTTATAAAACCAGTTTAAACAATGGTCACCATCAACCAACTCATCAGGTATTTCTAACAATAACCACCAACCACCACTTTCAATACCACCAAAATATAAATCCCTACACATCTTATGTTTGTGTATTTCATTAAATGATTTTACTTTTTTCATCATATTAAATTTAGTTTTGTGTCTTATGACAATACAATAATATATAAAATATTTTATAA